ACTCCAGTGGTGGGGTTGGTGATGAGTTTGATGTAGAAGATTCCCTTGAGGATGAGCTATGACAGTATTCAAAACCGATGATGGAGACTTTGATGTCTCCAAGATGTCACTACAGAACCAACATATCTTTGTGTTAGCTCAGAAGCTGATAGGTGATATCAAGTCTCTGTCAGATGACATTGAGTCCAAGAAGGCTGCGCTTGAGTGGTTCAAAGCACAGCTAGGGTCTGAGTGTAATGAGAGTACAATAATCCGAAAGGGTGTTAATATTCCCAGTAAAAAGAGAGCTAGGGATGAAGATGGTAAATTTATTCCCGATGATCCTGACACTCCTGAAAATGAGGCTTATGTTCGTAGTTAGTTGTGTGCTGTTGATTGGGGGAGTTTCGGCTCCCCATTTTTTTAAGGAGCAAAAATGGCATTCGTTAAAACACATTTACCCTGCCCTGAATGTGGCGGGAGTGATCCAGCATCTTTAAATGAAGATGGATCAATGTACTGTTTCAGTTGTGATAAGTTAATTCCTAATCACGACAACAGTATTTCACCAACCCCAATAGAGTTTAAGACATACAAGAATAACTCTGTTAATACTTCCGATGGTTCCTTCAACGCCCTGACAGATAGAAGTATCTCACTTGATACCGCAAAGAAGTATGGCGTTAAATCTATTCTCAACTCCAAAGGCGAGGTAGATACTCACATCTATCCCTACTACAACGTAAACGAGATAGGTGCTTTCAAGCTCAGAGATACAAACAAGACATTCTTTTGGCAGGGTTCTTCTACTGGCACTGGTTTGTTTGGTCAGCAGTTGTTTCAAGAAGGTGGCAAGTATATCACTATCACTGAGGGTGAGTGTGATGCTATGGCAGCTTACGAACTTCTGGGATCTAAGTGGCCTGTTGTCTCATTAAAGAACGGTGCTGCCGGTGCAGTCAGAGATATCAAGTCATCTCTAGAGTTCTTGGAAAAGTTTGACAAGATTGTTATCAACTTTGATAGCGATACTTCGGGCAGAGAAGCTGCAAGAAAGGCTGCTAGGTTATTTACCCCCGGAAAAGCCTTGATCTTGAGCCTACCTGAAGAGTTTAAAGATGCTAATGATATGCTGCGTAGCGGTAATCATAAAGCATACACTATAGCTTGGTGGGCTTCTAAGACTTACACTCCCTCCGGCATCATGAGTGCTAAAGATATTTTATCTAAATATCATGATCGCCCTGAAAAAGAATCTATCCCTTATCCTTGGCATGGTCTGAACGAAAAGCTTTATGGACTCAGAACCGGAGAGCTTGTTACTGTGACAGGTGGCACTGGTCTAGGGAAGTCTAGTATCACCAGAGAGCTAGAACACTGGCTTATAAAGAACACTCAAGACAATGTAGGTATCATAGCTCTTGAGGAGGATTACTATAAAACTGCTGACTGTCTGGTATCCATTGAAGCTAACGCCAGACTATATATTGATCACATTAGAAAAGAATATCCCAAGGATCAGCTAGATACTATGTTAGCTAATCTCTTTGGTAATGATCGTGTTTGGATTCACTCGCACTTTGGATCTAACGACATTGATGAGATCTTTGCCAAAGTCAGATACATGATTGTTGGTTTGGATTGTAAGTGGGTAGTAGTAGATCACTTACATATGTTACTGTCGGCCAGTGCCGAGGGTGATGAGCGAAGAACTATTGATACAATTATGCACAAGCTCCGTTCTATTGTTGAAGAAACAAATGCGGGTTTGATTCTTGTATCTCACCTCAAGAGGATTGAAGGCAACAGAGGCCACGAGAATGGTGTTACTGTTAATCTCAGTCACCTCAGAGGCTCTCAGTCTATTGCACAGCTATCAGATTGTGTACTAGCTTTGGAGCGCAACCAACAGTCTGACGATCCTAACGAAGCCAATACAACCCACGTTAGAGTACTGAAGTCTAGGTATACTGGAGATGTGGGAATGGCAACTCATCTGATGTATGATAAAGAAACAGGTAGATTATCTGAGATAATTGACTACGAAGATGAGCTAGAAGATGCGGATGAAGCATTATGAAATCATTAGTTTTTGATATTGAGACAGATGGAGTAACAGATGTTACTGTTATATGGTGTATTTCTGCTGTAGATCTGGACAGTTCTACTGTTTATGAGTTCGGCCCTAACCAAATAGATGAAGGAGTCAAACTATTACAACAGGCTGATAAGCTTATCGGTCATAATATTATTAACTATGATGTGCCTTGGATATACAGGATGTGCGGCGTAGATCTATCAGATAAGAAGTTGGTAGATACTCTGATCATTTCAAGATTGTTCAATCCGGTACGTGAAGGCGGTCATAGTCTCAAGCAATGGGGCGAGTCAGTAGGTTTCTCTAAGAGCGGCTACGATGATTTTACAGCCTATAGCCCTGAAATGATGGCCAGATGTACCAGTGATGTTATTCTTAATAAGAAAGTTTATTTTGAATTACGTAAGGAAGCTGCGGGTTTCTCTAAGCAGTCTATAGATATAGAGAACAAAGTAGCTAACATCCTTAAAGAACAGGAAGAACATGGTTTCTTGTTTGATCAGAAAGCCGCCTCCCTTTTGCTGGCAGAGCTAACCGAAGAGGTGGAGCTGGTGACTGCTGAAGTTAAGAAGCGATTCAAACCTAAGGTAGAAAGAATAGAAATATTTAAACGTCAGACCAAGACAGGTAAGGTATCTAAGATGGGTGAAACCTTACAGGGTAAAGGCGTAAGGCTTACCCCAGATGACTACAAAGAAATATGTCGTAAAGGATCTATCATACGTGAGAAGAGAATAGAGTTTAATCTAGGCTCACGTAAACAGATAGGAGAATATCTACAGGAGTTTGGTTGGAAGCCTAAGAAGTTTACTCCTACTGGTCAGCCAATGGTTGATGAAAAGATATTATCTAACGTAAAAAATATACCAGAAGCATCCCTCATAGGTAGATATCTGATGTTACAGAAACGGATATCTCAGATAAATTCATGGTTCAAGGAGCTAGGCAAGGATGGCAGAGTGCATGGATTTGTTAACCATAATGGTACTGTTACTGGTAGAATGACTCACAGGAACCCCAACATGGCTCAAGTTCCTAACTGTTCCGCTCCTTACGGTAAGGAATGCAGAGCCTGTTGGGTAGTTCCTCCTAAACACAAGCTTGTAGGTATTGACGCCAGTGGTCTTGAGTTGAGGATGCTGGCTCACTACATGAATGATGAAGGCTTTATAGATGAAATTCTCAACGGAGATATACACACAGCTAATCAAAGACTTGCAGGTCTTGAATCAAGAAATCAGGCAAAGACATTCATCTATGCACTCATATACGGAGCGGGAGATGAAAAAATTGGGACGGTGGTTGGAGGAAGCAAGAAAGACGGCAAACGACTTAGAGACACTTTCCTTAATAATCTCCCATCATTTAGAACTCTTATCGCTAAAGTATCAAGAGCTGCAACCAAAAGATTCCTCAAAGGATTAGATGGACGCAAGATTAAAGTTAGATCACAGCACAGCGCACTTAATGCTCTGTTACAGGGTGGTGGTGCTATCGTTATGAAGCAGGGATTGATTCTATTTCATGAGAAGATACAGGAGTATGGTGCTGTTGTTGTTGGTAATGTTCATGATGAATGGCAGGTAGAAGTACCAGAGCAGTACGCAGAAGAAGTAGGCAAGGCAGGTGTTGAGTCTATTATACAAGCAGGTGTAGACCTTGGACTCAACTGTCCTCTAGATGGCGAATATAAAATAGGAGACAACTGGAGTGAAACACATTAATCACGAGCCAAATAGAATAGGTGATCTAGCAGAGCATTATGCTATCACTTGGTTGTGGGATAACGGGTATCATGTTTTTAAAAACTGTGGATGTACAGGCCCAGTTGATATTGTTGCTCTCTCTCCCGAAGGAAAGATAACTCTAATAGATGTTAAGTCTTACAAGGATGGAAGGCTATCAGCAAAAACAGAATTACAAAAAGAACTAGGCGTACAGTATTTACACTACAACTCAGAGACACGTAAGTGTCGTTTTGTCAGGCACAGAAAATGAAATCACCACAAAATATAGTAGAAGATATATACGAGAATCTGAAACCTCTCTGTGATGGAGAGCCTCTGGATCTATCTGAAGAAGAGATAGATAAGTTTGGCGATGATATGAAAAACATATTACGTCACTGGGCCAAGCCTACGGCCAGAGACTCTAACTTTACTTTGCGTATGTCTAACGTAGGTAAACCTGCCCGTCAGCTTTGGTATGACAACAGGGAAGAGAATACTTCTTCTGTTGCCCCTAGTACGATGATCAAGTTTCTCTATGGACATATCCTTGAAGAAGTAGTTCTTATGTTAGCTAGGCTGTCAGGCCACGATGTAACAGATGAGCAGAAAGAAGTAGAGGTTGGCGGTGTCAAAGGACACATAGACTGTAAGATAGATGGCGAGGTTGTAGATGTTAAGACCGCATCATCCTACGCCTTTAAGAAATTTAAATATGGTACTCTGCCAGACGATGATCCTTTTGGTTATATAGCTCAGATATCTGGGTACGAACAGGCTGAAGGCACTAAGCATGGCGGGTTCCTTACAATCAACAAGGAGACAGGTGAACTGGCTTTCTATGCTCCTGATGATTTTGATAAGATAGATACAAAGAAGCGTATAAGCTCTCTCAAGAAATCTTTAAAAGCTGATGAACCTCCTGCAAAGTGTTATGATGATGTACCAGAGGGAGCTAAAGGCAACATGAAACTAAATAGGGGTTGCTCTTACTGTCCCCATAAGTTTGTATGTCATGCTGACGCTAACGATGGGACAGGTCTTAGAGGTTTTAGATATGCCAAAGGGGTTACCTATTTCACCAAGGTAGTCAAAGAGCCTAACGTAGAAGAGATACTATGAACGGTAGAAAAAGTAAACTGGCTAGGCGGCTTGCTAAAGACCTAGCTTTTGGCTGGCTCAAAACTCTAGTCAGCAAAGAAGAGGCAGAGAAGATAACCCAAGATAACTTCATGGGTCTTATGCCTAAACAAACTCATATCATGAACGAAGGACAGATGCGTTTAATGCCGAATACCTATAGGTGGTTCATCAAGCAGGTTAAAGCATCTGGCGTGGATAATATAAATGGTAGAAAATTTGGATAGTGTTGACCTAGCTCATTTGATTGTTGCTACTAGTGCTTTTTTGTTGTCTAAGAATGCTGATATCTCTGAAGTTCCAGACTCTGTGATTGAAAGAATCTGTGATCTTTCAGATTACGAATTAGCTTTTAGGCTTGAGAGTACATTACATTGAAAAAATCAAAAGTCAGGAAGGGTTATAGAAAACGTAGAGTACAGCGTCCTGTAGAGAAGAATGTACCTACCAACTATGACTCTATATGGGAATACAATCTTCATCATGGCCTCTTGAAGGGGTGGAAGCATCATGACAGAAAGATTCCTTATGTAGTTAATCATGTCTATCACCCAGACTTTAGCAAAAAGATAGGAAGAAAAACTTATCTCATTGAATCTAAAGGCCGTTTCTGGGATTATTCAGAATACAGTAAGTACATTTGGATAAAGAAGATGCTACCTCCTAACGTGGAGCTAGTGTTTCTTTTTGCTGATCCTAATTCACCAATGCCTCAGGCCAAACGCCGTAAGGATGGAACCAAGAGAAGTCATGGTGAGTGGGCCGGAGCTAATGGCTTCAAGTGGTATAGCGAAGAAAGTATTCCTGATGATTGGATAGATAAAGAATACAGAGAAAGCGAGAGATTCAAAGAAGAATACTTTGATATAGACAAGGAGCAAGAATGACTGACAACGTAAACAACCCGCCTCACTATAACAAAGGTGGCGTGGAATGTATCGAAGCCATTGAGAGTATGCTTACATCCGAAGAGGTTATAGGATACTTGCGCGGTAACAGCCTGAAGTACAGGTGGCGTTTCCGATACAAGAATGGCATAGAGGATTTATATAAAGCACGATGGTACGAAGATAGACTTATTAAGTACATAGAAAAAACTGGATGTAAGGTAAAAGAATGACAAATAAAATTGGAGTGCAAGACTACAAGGGAATCAAGATAGATTATTCTAGAGAGTCTCTGCTTGGTGATTTTGCAATCGCTACTTTAAAAGACAGATACTTCTGGGCTGATGAAGATCATGCTCAAGAAGCTTTCGCAAGAGCAGCTATATTTGGAGCAACTTATAATGAAACTACTGACTATGCTTTGGCACAACGGCTTTATGACTATAGTAGCCAACTTTGGTTTATGTTTAGCACTCCTATCCTTAGCAACGGGGGTACGAGCCGTGGGCTTCCTATCAGTTGCTTTCTTAATTATGTACCTGATTCCCGTTATGGTTTATCTAATCACTATGATGAGAACATATGGCTCGCAAGTGGAGGTGGAGGCATCGGTGGATATTGGGGTGATATCCGTAGTAATGGGGTGGATACTGCTAACGGCAGCAAGTCTACTGGTTCAATTCCATTTATGCACGTTGTAGATAGTCAGATGTTAGCTTTCAATCAGGGTGTTACCCGTAGAGGAAGCTATGCTGCTTATATGGATATCTCTCACCCAGAGATTGAAGAGTTTATATCTATGCGTAAGACTACAGGAGGAGATATTAATCGTAAGTGTCTCAACCTGCACAACGGTGTCAACATAACTGATGAGTTTCTGGCGGCTGTTAAACGTGATGACGATTGGAGACTTATAGATCCTAAAACTAATACAGCCATTAAGACCGTATCAGCTAGGGATCTTTGGTGGCAGCTTATATCTACTAGGGCTGAGACAGGTGAGCCTTACATAGTCAACATAGACAGATGCAATGAAGCCCTACCTGACGAGCAGAAGGCACTGGGTCTTGATATTAAACAGAGCAATCTGTGTTCTGAGATTACACTAGCTACCAACAAAGAACGTACTGCTGTGTGTTGTTTGTCTAGTGTTAATCTAGAATATTTTGATGAGTGGTCTACAGTTGATACATTTATACCCGATTTGATCACTATGCTAGATAACGTGATACAGCATTTTGTAAATTATGCTGTGGGTGAATGGCCTACTCAAAACGAATACATGATCAACAAGCCTTTAGACTTTCAGCAGTTTCAAGATTGCTGCAATCCCAAGAGGATCGGATATGCTAAAGCTGCCTACTCAGCCTACCGCGAGAGGTCACTGGGTCT